TGAATTCCTCAGGAACAAATGTAATTTAACCCATCAGGGGGCAGATGTAAACCCCCTGTGTGCCACTAATCAGACTGGCACATATCCAAACTCATCGATCATAATATCCCTAACATGTTCACGATCAAAACTATCACCACAGAAGTTTGCGCCTGATTGAATATATTTAAATGTTGCTTCAATGATATCATCATCAGTGGCACCCATATCATAAATGCCACCAGGACCATAGAATGATTTAACGTATTTAATAAATTCAGTCATGAGATCAAATAAACTCCTGAATGTAATAGTCTACAGTGATCTCATGTTCTGCACAAAACTCTTCAACCTTTTCCATATCTAAACCATTAAAGGTTGCTTCCTCTAGAAGTTTAAAGAAGTTGGTGTCGTTCATAGTTGACAAGGGTGGTTGATTGATGTTAGAATTGCTTTGTTGCGTTTGATGAGACATCTATAAGATCTTTTGAGTAACCTTGAAACTGTCTCATCGCGTATATCTAGATGTGTGTACTAGATTAATGTGTGATCTAGTATGCGCGATCTAGTAGAGACTTGATGATTGATGATAATCTCTACTAGATCTTTGACTGATGTTGTATACCTAGACTAGCTTATTTGGCATACAGATAACCACCAGACCAATCAGCATGTTCCAGCAACCATTCACGCTGATTAATAATTCTCAGATCATAACGTACACCTTTTGCAGGAGATTTCCAAGAAGCAGACTTGTAAACCTCACCAGTCTTTTTATCAATGAAACAGTGAACAGAACGAGAACCATTAGCATTCATGATCACTTTATGATACTTCCTGCCAGTCTCAGGATAGAAATCATAATCACAAATGCCCTGCTTCAGTTTATCAATGCAGGATTCATGATAACGAACAGAAGCAACATCACCAGCATCAGCATAATCAATAGAATGCTCATGCATCCTGATGGAATATTGAATGAAATTCTGACGCAGTGCCTCACACAGAGCGTAAGTGTGCCCCAGTACTGCAGTGGCAATGTCCTTACGTGCCTCAGCAGCAGCGGCGTAATCGGCAAAGGTGGTGGTCATTGGTGTGTCTCTCAGGGACTTAATCAAGTTACCAGGATCTGGGGACCTATGGGAGATGTATGTGCCAGTTCCTCAATTGGCACTCTTGATATAAATTCTGTCCATAATTGCCATCGAAAGTTCAAACTTTAAATCCTCATCAACATCACCAAGTTTGTCCTGCACAGCATCAGGAACAATATCATGCATAAACTGTATCCAACTGTCAGATTCAAAAATATAATCAACTACTTCAGAGGTCAAAGCATCTGCCAGTTGGTTTACAGTTTTGTTTGAAAGTGCCATGAGATTTGTGTTGATGAGTGAAGAATAACCCAGAACCTGGCAGATATCAAGACCTTGTGGACAGTTCAAGAAGTGGCACAGGTAGACATTTAAAAACCCCCCAGATGGTATACTGGAGGGTCAGGTTGTTGTATGTTGATAATATTAATTACCAATGATCAGGAGTTGAGAGATCTTCAATATAAGCATCTACATGCTCATTACCCCCGAGATCAAGTACTTTATCCCATTTAATCTGATGAGGATTAAAGTCTTCCAGAACATCAAGTTCTAAGGTTACGCGATACTTAGTTTTTTGCGCGGCAAGATAAGCACTGGACATTGGAACTCCTGAGTAACTATGTGAACAGTATAAGGTAATCTAGAGTATATGTCAATGGGGTGTGTGCCGAATCTAGAAGTGTCACACAGGGCATCTAGATTCATATGATAATATGTATATGATCTAGATGTGAATCTAGTACAATGTATGAGGATATGATGATAATCTAGTAGAGATATGTGTGAATCTAGTGTGCAATCTAGTAGAGATTATATGAGTATGATGCGATCTAGTAGAGTATATTGATGATGTATGAATCTAGTGCGCGATCTAGTAGAGATTTATGTGTTTGCAATAAGAATTCTTATTGAGAATAAAAAAAGGTCTAGACTAGATTATGATGTAGCGTGTGTAATCTAGTCTAGATGTTTCCCCATCCACCAACTCATATACTATAAGACACTCTGAGTATTATGTCAAGCGTCCCCCTATGAGTTTTGTGTGGGTCTCAGAGTATTTTTGCGTCCCTGTGGGTTGACAAACTGCGCTCCTTATGGTACGCTCGCTTAGATCACAAGGTCTCAGCACATTTAATAAGACATCAGCACATTTAATAAGACATCAGCACATTTAATAAGACATCAGCACATTTAATAAGACATCAGCACACTCCTAAGAATAATCAGCAAATACACACATTCTTCTCAATAATCTTCTGCAATTGAGAATCAATATTTATAACACTGTCTGAAATAATTTTTAGACTACATACATTATGTAATGCGTTATCTACAATACAAGAATTCATGGGCACCATCTATCTCATTATCAATAAGCAGAACGGTTACAAATACATTGGTCAGACCACTCAAGGTATGAATAAAGAGTGGAAAGAACACATTGATGATGCTAGGAGAATGCTCAGTGATCCTTTACACCGTGCAATACGTAAATATGGTACTCATAACTTCCTTATCAGAGAGATAGAAGAATGTAGAGAGGATCTACTGAATGAAAGAGAAGAGTATTGGATACAAGAATATGATACCTTTAATACTGGTTATAATAACTTAGAATATCAAGATGCAGAAGAAATAGCAGAAATAAAAAAAGCAAAAGAGTTATCTAAACCTAAGTCATCTAATTGGGGAGTGTTTACTGAAAAGAATAGAGGTAATGGTAAACACTGTGGTATTAAGATACAAGGATTAAACGTAGATACGGGTGAGATTAGAGTATGGGATAATGCAAGAGATGCTGCTTATGAATTAACTGGTGAAAAGAATAGAAATAGTAATATTCTTGATGCTTCTAAAAAAGGATATATTGCCTATGGATACAGATGGAAGAGACTTGAGGATAAGACTAAAAAGAAAGCTGTAAAAGCCATTCATAAGATCACATGGCAGGAATATGAATTTGAGAGTTGTGCTGATGCTATCCGTAGAGTAGGTAATGGAAGTGGTGGGACTTCCTTGAAGAAGGCGTTGAGAAGCAACGGTCGTTATACCTGGAAAGGCTTTATATGGAGGTATATCTGAAGCGCGTAAGCTTCTCTTTCAGGGAGGTGTGTTTAACCTACTACGCGATAGCAGATAGTTGCATTACCTTTCTTAGTTGATGCAATATGAGAAAATGCAGCATAACTGAGATCAAGATCAGCATGAGAATAAGGACCGCGATCATTAATGCGGACTGTGACTTGTTTCATGTTATCTTGATTTGTTACCCGTATGCGCGTACCCATAGGAAGATAAGGATGAGCTGCAGTCCAACGATAAGCATCAAACCTTTCACCGTTTGCAGTAATTTGTCCATGAAATCCATCTCCTACACCATAGAAAGTAGCAATACCACAAGTGAGACCAGCAATCAGAGTTTCAATCATTTAAGTTACGATAGCAAGATTCAAATTGATACCATTCAGCATCAGTGAAATTATCCGATGCATATGGGATATTAACTTTATCAGCACAATAACGTGCTACTCTTTCATTAAAGGGTTCAACTTCAATTGGTGTTATTGGAGTGAGAATTGATCCTAAAAGGACTATATGAATCATTTGGAAGATGTGCCTGCAGAAAAGATTGAATTAGCAAGAAAGATAATTGCAAAGCATTGCCAAAAGGTGAGTGTTACAGAGAACCAGGAAAGAATCAATCCAAGCAACCATGCTTCAAATGAATATCCAATCAGAATTACAAACACTGCAAGAATTAACGTTGTGACCAAAGTTGCAATGGTTTTCTTTTCTTCATTTGGTGAACGCATTCTTAAAGACCTCATGGAAGTTTGCTTTACCATGCCATAATATCCCACCAACCAATACCATGTCAAGTAGGAATAACATTAGCAAAAATAATGTTACATATAACCGATTCTTATCTTTGATCCAGGTCATGTGCAATATCATACAGATCTTTCAGTACATCAGCACATTCATTGTACTCTTTTCCATCAAGAATACACTTATTCTGTTGATAGTTACGTACTGCTTTAAAAATGAGTTTGTGTTGTTCTCTTGTAAATTCCATTGCTTTTTTTAATACTTTGGGCGGTCGCTGTCAAATTGATACCATTGTGCATCTTTCATATTCAGACACATCAAAATAGTCTCATGCTCTCTGTGTTCGCGTTCAGTACCGCGATACATGGATCTGCGTTGATATGCACAGCACCATACATTATAGTAAATCTTTGCCTTTTCCGTCAAGTTCATTTTCAATCTGTTTTAAATGCTGTTCAATTGCTCGAATGAAATCATCCTCAGTCCAAGTGTTGAACAAACTTTCTTTTGGATCATTCTCATCCCAACTAATGGTAAATGTACCATCTTCATTCTCTTTAACTTCAATCATTTTGCAATTCCTCCACTTCCTTTGAGAGTGTTAACATATCACTTTTATCCAATACAGTCAAGTTATCTAACTTCTGTGCTGTCATAGTCTTGACATGTTCCATTGTCTTACGGATAATTGCAGCAACTAACTTCTGCTCAGTATCTGCCCATGTGTTGCGTTCATGCCACACTTCTTCAATCAGTTTTTGCGCTCGTTCTGTCATTCTGCAACCTCAAACTCTTCAAACTGATCTGCAGATACTTTATGCTTGCCATCAATTAGATACCAATGCTTTTTATCTTTCATTCCAAGATATTTCATTTGTTCTTCTGAGAATACATTTTCTCTCATTGCTGCTTGAATTTTAAGGTGAATTAATTCAGATTTAGATGGTACTTTCATTCTTCATTGTCCCATGGTGCTTTACGTTGCAATACTCTGGCAATCTTTTCATCATATTGTGGTGGTTTGTTGAGTTCTTCAATTAGATGATCATATGCTTCTTTTGATACAACAATACGTTCTGGTGGATAAGAACCTTTACCCCAATACTCTTCAAACTTGTGAACATATT